ATGATCGGCAAGGCCGAGCGCGGGCCGGACACGGTCCGCTCCATCGCCCGGCACGGGGCCGCCTACCTCATCGCGGTGGGCGGCGCCGCCTATCTCGTCTCGAAGGCCATCAAGTCCGCCCGCGTCCTGGCCTTCGCCGATCTCGGCATGGAGGCGATCCACGAGTTCGTCGTCGAGGACATGCCCGTAACGGTTGCGGTCGACAGCATCGGCACGTCGATCCACCGGACGGGACCTTCACGGTGGCGGAGACCGCCGATCCTCCGCGTGCCCACCCTCGCGGAGGCGTGACGCGACGGGGTGATCCTCGCGAGCCGCGGCCGGTAGCTTGCTCACCATAGGTGCTGCCCAGGCAAGGCGTCGCTCTTGACGGATGCTCATCGAGAACCGGCCCAGGCACGTCTCCGAGCCGAACGACTGCTTCGGAGTAGCCGCGAAAATCAGCGGAACGCCCTGAAGGTGAAGATTTCCGGATGCCGGCCAGCACAGGGCGAGCGTCTGGGGGTGAGGGCCGGCGTCCGGAAACCTTCACCATCCATGCCATTAGTGTCCAAGCGCCGACGCCCAGAAGCCGCCGTTCGTTCATCCTCGCGACGCCTGCGTGACAGCAACTCGAGCTTTCATGCTCGACAACCTGGCGGGCCAGATCGCACTGGCGCATCAACGGCGTGCCACCCGACTGCCGCATGATCTTGCACCAGCGACACGCTTCGACCCACGCTTGCCCGGCTTCGTTATGCCGGCCTCGCCGCCGAGCGGCGGTACCGACGAGCCAGAGCCGACATCCCTTCCGGATGAAGCGGAGAGCATTTGCTTTGCGCCGGTGACCCGTCTGTCGGGCTGGATTCGCAATCGCGCTATCACGGCCGAGCGGCTAGCCGATCTCCATCTCGAACGCATCGCCCGGTTCGGGCCGAAGCTCGAATGCGTTGCCGCGGTCACGACGGACCTCGCGATGGAGAAGGCTCGCCGGGCCGACGCGCTCCTGGCGCAAGGCACTTATCTTGGGCCGCTGCACGGCATTCCGTGGGGCTGCAAGGACCTGCTCGACACCAGCGGGCGGCTGGCTCGACACGCTGCTGATGCGCGGCATCGATACCCTGAAGGCCTTTCCCTACCTGCTGCTCGCCCTCGCCCTCGTGGCGGCGCTCGGGCCGGGTCTGTTCAACGCCATGCTGGCCATCATCGTGGTTAACGTGCCGTTCTTCGCCCGCGGCGTGCGCGGGGCCGCCCTGTCGGTCGTGCGCACCGATTTCGTGGCGGCGGCGCGCCTGTGCGGCCTTTCCGACACCCGCATCGTGCTCTCCGAACTCCTGCCCAACGTGTTGCCGGGCATTATCATCGGGGTGTCCACCACGGTCGGCTGGATGATTCTCGAGACGGCAGGCCTGAGCTTTCTCGGGCTCGGCGCTCAGCCGCCCCAGGCCGACCTTGGCGGCATGCTGGGCGAGGGGCGCAACCTGCTGCAGATCGCGCCGCACGTCGCTACAATCCCGGGGCTGATGATTCTGCTGCTCGCAATCGGCATCAACCTTCTCGGTGACGGCCTGCGTGATGTGCTCGATCCCAAGCTCAAGGCAGGCGGTCTCGCCCGCAGCCAGTCGCGCACCGATGCGGCCTCCGGCGAGGCACGGCGCCGCGGGTTGCCGCCGCCGGTGAGCGACGCCCGGCTGCCGCTCGCCATCCGTGGGCTCAAGACCGAGTTCCGCGTTGGGCGTTCGATCTATGCGGCCGTGGGCGGCGTCGACATCGCCATCGCGCCCGGCGAAGCCGTCGGCATCGTGGGCGAATCCGGCTCCAGCAAAACCGTCACGGCCGTATCGGTGCTCGGCCGCGTCGCGAGCCCGCCCGGTCGCATCGTGGGTGGAGAAATCCTGCATCACGGCGAGGACATGGCCGAGGCGGACCTCAACCGCTTGCAGGAGGTGCGCGGCGGCAAGATCGCCTATGTGTTCCAGGATCCGCAGACCACCCTCAGGGTCTCCACGGGACGCCAGCTCAAGGGAGACGTCTCGATCTCATCCCGGCGCAAGGCGGCCACCAAACACTGCGGAGAGATCGGGCGACAGGTCGTCGCCGAGTTCGTGGACGGTGCCACCGGCACTGATGAGTCGCGCGAGAACTTCCAGCGCATGATCGACCAGGCGCTCGCCACCGGTTGTCCGTTCGACCACATCGTCGTCTACGCCTTCAGCCGATTCTACCGTAGCGGACCCGAGTCGGAGGTTCTCATCCGTAGGCTGGCGAAGGCCGGTGTCAGGGTCGTCCCGCTGACGCAGCCCATCGGTGACGATCCCTCGCAGATCCTCATGCGGCAGATGATTGGGATCCTGGACGAGCACACGTCGAAGGAAAACGGCAAGAACGTTCGTCGCGCGATGAAGGAAAATGCGGAGCAGGGCTTCTGAAATGGGACGGTGCCGCCGTTAGGCTATCGGTCGGTCGCCGCCAAGGAGCGCGGCACGAAGATCAAAAAACGCCTCGAGGTCGATCCCGTTGAGGCCGACACGGTGCGGCTGATTTTCGACCTGTATCGCAAGGGCCTGCCGGACCGTTGGCCGCTAGGGATTAAGGAGGTGGTCAAGGTCCTCAACAGCCGATGGTACCGGACCCGCAGCGGGGCACTCTTCGGCCTCGGACCGACCCATAACATCCTGACTGCGCGGCACTACGCCACGGGTGTTTATCCCTATGGCGTGACGGACAGCAAAACGGGGGAGGCGAATGCGCCCGAGATGGTGGTGCATATACCGATCCCCGCGATCGTCGACCTGACTATCTTCGACGAGGTTCAGGCATTGCTCGCGTGGAGGAACCCCCGTGTCACACCACCCCGCGCGATTAACGGTCCCTGCCTCCTGATCGGCATCGCGACCTGCGCCTCCTGTGGAGCCGGGATGACCCGGACCGGGACGACGCGGCGCGGGAAGCGCTATTCCTACGACACCTGCGGCGGCCACCATCAGAAAGGCGAGACGGCTTGCCAAGGACGCAACATCCCGACGGATAAGCTCGACGCACTCGTGCTGGCCGGGTTGAAGGGCCTGTTGTTCACACCGGAGCGCCTCGACGCCTTACTCGCGTCGCTTGTGCAGCGTCAGGCTCGAAACGAGCAGGAAGGGTCGCAGCGTCTCACGGGTCTCCAGGCGACGGCCGCCGAGGCCGAGGAAAAGCTGAAGCGGCTGTATCTGTTGGTCGAGGGCGGCGCCATGCAGGTCGACGATCTGCTACGCCAACGCATTCAGGTGCTGCAAGCCGAGAGGGCCAAGGCCGATGCCGCCGTGCAGCGCGCGACCAAGCAGACTGGGTCGGCAAGGGTCATCGACGCCGACCTGATCGCGCGCTTCGGCCACCTGATGCGAGACAAGCTCGACAGCGGAGACGTGAACGCAAAGCGGGCCTACATCGCCTCGGTCGTCAGCGCGATTGAGGTGGATGACGCCATCGTCCGCATCGTTGGCCAGAGAGACAGGCTTGAAAGTCAGATCCGCAACGAGACCGGAAATGTTCCCGGTTTCGTACGCAGGTGGCGCACCCGAGAGGATTCGAACCTCTGGCCTCTGCCTTCGGAGGGCAATTTCAGGGGTTTGTGCCGGTTTGCTCGGCTTGTCCAACCCTGCCGTATCACCCTGAATTCGTGGTGTCTTTGTTTGCCGGCTCTTGACCGGCGTTGCGCTGGCTTGAAAAAAGCTGTTACCTACCTGTTACCTAGAACGGCGAGGTGGCGAACCAGCATGGCGGCGCGAACACGGATCGGACTGCGGGATGTTCGATCTCTGCAGCCTAACGAAGAGGTATGGGACACCTCCGTCATCGGCTTTGCCGCGCGTCGCCAGCGCAGCGAGGCGGTCGCCTATATCGTCATGTTCCGAAACGCCGAGGGTCGCTTGCGGCGCATGACGATCGGACGGCACGGATCACCTTGGACTCCGGACACGGCCCGCGATGAAGCTCGGCGGCTTCTCGGAATCAAGGCTTCCGGCGAGGACCCGGCCGAGACGAAGCAACAGCGGCGCAAGGCGTCGACGATGGCGGACCTCTGCGACGACTACTTGTCCGACGCCAAGGCCGGCAAGCTCCTGACGCGGCGCCGGGCCGCCAAGAAGGACAGCACCCTGGCGACAGATGAAGGTCGCATCGTGCGGCACATCAAGCCGTTGCTCGGCCGGCTGCCCGTCGCGGCCGTGACCCGGAACGACGTCGAGGGCTTCATGCACGACGTCGCCAGCGGCAAGACGGCTGCGAATCAGAGGTCTGGGAAGCTGAGGGGGACGACCTTGGTCACGGGGGGTCGCGGCACCGCGTCGAGAACCGTGGGGCTCTTGGGCGCGATCTTCACCTACGCGGTGCGGCAGGGGCTCCGGCCTGACAACCCGGCCCAAGGTGTCGTGCGCTTCGCCGATGGCCGCCGCGATCGTCGGCTCACGGATGACGAGTATCGAAGCCTCGGCCACGGACTGACCAGGTCAGCCGAGACGATATGGCCCCCTGCCCTCGCGGCCTCGCGCTTCCTGGCACTGACCGGCTGGAGGTCCGGCGAGGCCATTGGGCTTGAATGGTCGGCGGTCGATCTAGAGAAGCGCACCGCGACCCTGGCCGATACGAAGACCGGCCGAAGCCTCAGGCCGCTCTCGCAAGCCGCCACGGACGTCCTAGCCGCCCTGCCCCGCGGCTCGGGTCTAGTGTTCCAGCCCAGCCGCGGCTCCGGCCGGATGAACGGCTTCCCGAGTTTCTTCTCACGGATCGTCGAGGCCGGGGGCCTCACCTCTGACATCACGCCGCACGTTCTCCGTCACAGCTTCGCTTCGGTCGCCGGCGACCTCGGCTATACGGAAAGCACCATTGGCGCCCTCATCGGCCACAAGGGCGCGTCTATGACGTCGAGGTACATTCATAGCGCCGACACCGTGTTGCTTGCGGCGGCCGACGCGGTGGCGGGACGAATCGCAGCCTTGCTTGATAGAGAAACGGCCGATGGCGCGGGATGACGAGGATGATCGGCCGCAGCCCTCGCCTGAGGTGATGGCGCGGGTTCGGGCCGCGGTCGAAATGCGGATGCAGCAGCCCCTCGCCGATGACTGGCTCGTTCGCACCCTGATGCAGGGCGCCGAAGAGGCGCTGATCAGGCCGGCCGTGTTCGATCACAGTCATGAAGCACTTCGGGAAGAGGTCGCCAGCCTTCGTTGGGTTGTTGAAACGTTCGACCGGCAGACCTTTGGCGGCGTGGAAAGCAGAGCGGATCTTCGTACATTGCTAGTTTCCGCGATCCAAGCGGCGTTCCTAATCGGAGGGCACGCCCAAGGGACCGAGCTTGCCAAGGTATTGGAGAGCCGGCGCCAAGCGGCTGGGGGCAAGAAGGGGGCGGAAACCCGGCGGGCACGGGCCGATGCGGGTTGGAAAGCACACGCAACCGACCTGATGAGGGCTGTCCGTGCGGAGCACCCCACTCTTTCGCGCGATGGAGTGGCGGCGAGAGTTTCGAAGCGTTGGGAGTTCGTCACTGCCGCGTGTCCCAGCGCCCGGACCCTGACCGAACACCTCCGAAGCTTGGAGGAAAGCGGCCTCGTGCCGCCTCGCGAAATGAAGTGAACCACTTCGTTTCAGAAGCGGAGCGGATCACTTCCAAAGGACTGAAAATATTCTCTGAAACGAACCACTACGTTTCTGAAACAGACCACTACCGCGTGTAGACGCCCGCAAAAAACTGCGAATATTGGGAAGCCTCAACAACGCGCTTAGGCGCTGCGGAGGTCAAATGCTTCCCACTGATCTTGATGCGCTCTTGACCCGAGATGGTGTCGCCGTCGCTTTGTCGGCGGTCGGCTATCCCGTCACGAGTCCGACGCTCGCAACCAAAGCCACGCGGGGCGGTGGCCCCCCGTACCGCAAGTTCGGAAACCGCCCGCTTTACCGCTGGGGTGATGCCCTCGACTGGGCACGCGGTCGCCTCAGCAAGCCCGTCACCTCGTCCTCGGAACTGGAGGCCGCATAGACATGGCACAAACGAAGAACCCCACCACGCTGGCGGCGTGGCAGGGTTCCAATTCGAAAGTGATCCAGGCGGAAAACTTCGAAGCGGAACCTACAACTCTTGCCCTTCACATTCAAGGCGAGATCAACGTCGTCACGATCCTCGCCGCGCGCTCGCGCGTCGCTCCTTGGGTAGTGCGGGCGCACATCGAGGCATTCGGGTTCGGAGGTGCATCGTGAGCACCTTCTCCCCCGACACCGCGGCGCGTGTCGCGAAGCTCGTGCCGATGCTCTCGTCCGACAAGGCCGGCGAGGTCACGGCAGCGGTATCCGCAATCGAGAGGACCCTGAAGTCGGCTGGTTCGGACTGGCATGACCTGGCTTTGGCCATCGGCGGCCCTGTCATGAAGCCGCTGAAACACCCCGGCCCTATGCTCTTCCCGAAATTGGATTTGCTGACCCGTGACTCCACGATCGCTTGGATGAACGCGATTGCTGCAACCTCCTGGGCGACGGAATGGGAGTGTGCATTCTGTAACAGTATAGCCGATCAGACTTATCGACAGCCGCACCGCAACTTCACCGTCAAACAGACCAAGGCGTGCAACGCACTCCTACGTCGCGCCTTCGCGGAAGGTGTCCGTCCATGAGCCTCGACCTCCGCAGCGCCGCACGTGCCCTCGACGGCAAGGTTATCGGTCAGCAAATCCGTTGCCCCGGACCGGGTCATAGCCGTTCCGACGACTCGCTCTCTGTTAAGCTGGACGGTGACGATGTTATCGTCCACTCATTCTCAGGCGATGACCTCAATACTTGCAAAGACTTTGTCCGGGATCGGCTCGGCCTTCCGAAATGGGAGCCCGCCGCGAACGACGATCCCGGCGCGAAGGGCAGGACTCAGCCCCGGCCAAATAAACCCGAGCCGGAGCGCGACCCTTGGACCTGCATCGTGCCGGTGCCGGATGACGCGTTCCCGCTCGAAGTGAAGCTTGGCGGGCAGGAACCGAAGTATACTTGGATATTCAGGGACGCGGCCGGGCAGGCCCTCGGCGTGGAGTGCCGGTGGCTAACGGCGACCGGTAAGGACATCCGCTTCGCGACGTGGTGCCGCCACGATGACGGCCGCACCACGTGGCGGCTGAAGCACCTGGCGTCGCCGCGTCCCATGTTCGGCCTCGACCGGTTGGCCCAAGCCCCACTCGCGCCGGTGATGATCGTCGAGGGAGCCAAAAAGGTTGGACCCGCGACGAAGCTGTTTCCAGACCATGTCGTGACCGCTTGGCCTGGCGGCGCCGAAGGCGTGAATCACGTCGACTGGACGCCGCTGAAGGGCCGCAAGGTCGTGGTCTGGCCCGATAACGACGCCGCCGGCCGCGGGGCCGCATCTACGCTCGCGGAACTGGCGTTGAAGGCGGGCGCCGACAGCGCGTCGGTGGTGCCGGTGCCGAGCGACTTCCCGCCGAAATGGGATCTGGCGAACCCGCCGCCGCCCGGCGCCGACCTCGCGGCGTTGCTCGACGCGGCGCGTCCGGCAAAGGCCGCCGAGCCGGTCTATCCGGCGGGGTTCCGGATGCTTGGACGCGGTCTCGTCTGGTCCGATCCATCCGACGACGAGAAGCCCGAGGTGGTGGTATCGGGAAAGTTCGACGTGTTGGCCGAGAGTCGCGACGACCGCGGACAGTCCTGGGGCGTCCTTCTCCGATGGTCCGACCCGGACGGTCGCGCGCGCGAATGGGCCATGCCGCGCTCGATCCTTGCAACCGACGGGGCGGATGTCCGCCGGGTGATGCTCGACGGCGGTCTCTATGTCGGCGCCGGTACCAAGGCGAGGAACCTGCTCGTCAACTTCCTGACCGGCGTGCACGTCGAGGCGCGCGCCCGGGCGGTGTCGGCGACGGGCTGGTATGGGCAGGCCTTCGTGCTGCCGGACGGCGCGATCGGGCAGCAGAATGGCGAACGGGTGATCCTGCAGACGAGCGGCACGGTCGATCACGCCTTCAACGTCCGCGGTACCTTGGAGGATTGGAAGACCCAGGTGGCGCGCTACGCGGCGGGCAATAGTCGTCTCGTCCTGGCCATCTCGACCGCGTTCGCGGCGGCGCTAGTCGGACCATGCGGTGAGGAAAGTGGCGGCATCCACCTCCGCGGCCCCTCCTCGATCGGCAAGACGACTGCCCTTGTCCTGGCCGGCTCGGTATGGGGCGGCGGCGATCAGAAGTATGTCCGGGCATGGCGCGCCACGTCGAACGGGTTGGAGGCGGTCGCAACCTCGCACAATGACGCTCTTCTCTGCCTCGACGAACTGGCGCAGCTCGGCGGGCGCGAGGCCGGCGAGGTCGCCTATATGCTGGCGAACGGCGCCGGTAAGTCTCGCGCATCCAGGGACGCGATGCTGCGGAAGCCGGCGAAGTGGAGGTTGCTGTTCCTGTCGTCAGGAGAAATAGGGCTCGCCGACAAGATTGCCGAGGACGCGCGCGGCCGCAAGCAGACGGCGGGTCAGAAGGTCCGAGTGGTCGACGTGCCGGCCGACACTGGATCGGGTCTTGGCCTGTTCGAAACGCTCCACGGTTTTGCTGCGGCCGGTGCTCTGGCCAAACATCTCACTGCGGCGGCATCCAAGCACTACGGCACGGCGGCCCGCGCCTTCATCGAGGTTGTCGCGCCGGACCTCGACGACCTTCGTGAGGAGGTTAAGGGGAGCGTGCGAGATTTCGTGGCCGACAACTGCCCAGCCGGTGCCGACGGCCAGGTCCAGCGTGTCGCCGGGCGCTTCGGTCTGATCGCGGCGGCAGGCGAGATTGCCACCGCGCTCGGCATCCTGCCCTGGGACAGCGGCGAAGCACTCAACAGCGCGCGGACCTGCTTCAAGGCTTGGGTCGAAGCCCGCGGCGGGGTCGAGCCCAGTGAGGTTAGGGATGGCATCGCCGCTGTGCGGGCCTTCCTCTCGGCGCACGGCACCTCCCGTTTCCTGGCCGCGTGGGAGGACAGGGCTGACGAGACCCGGATCCTCAACCTTGCAGGCTACCGTCGGACGGTGTCGGACGGCGATGGGTCGGCCTTCGACTTTTACATTACGGCCGACGCCTGGGGCGAGGTCTGCGCGGGCTTCGACCCACGGGCGCTCGCCGCGGCACTCGTCGAGCGCGGGTTCCTTAAGAGGCCAGAAAAGGGAGAACATCTCAGCGCGAAGGTGCGCGTCCCGGGTCACGGCCGGCCCCGCATCTATCACATCGGTGCTGCCATCTTCGGAGGCGACGATGCCTGATTTCGGCGCGATCCTCCGAAAAGCGCGGGACCATGCGATTTCCGCTGGGGCCGCTGGGGCCACTGGGGCCACCGTCGAAAAACCCTTGCAGATCAAGGGCAATCGGGAGGCTCAGCCCGGCCCCAGTGTGAAGACCATGCTGGGGCCAGTGGGGCCGGCTCCGGTCGGTGGCCCCAGTGGCCCCGGTGCAGATTACGAAGTGGGGCCGGGGTCGTGCCGAGAAAACCACCCGCAATTCGAAGGACTTGGCGAACCCGGCCCCACTGGCCCCAGCGGCCCCAGTGAAAAACAGTCAGTCTGTGAAAATCACGAGCGGAGCGCATCGCGCTTCACGCCCTTCGAGCCCCAGGCCGATCCCAACCGGTGTCACGTCTGCGGGGAAAGCGAAGCCGCAGGCCGGCTCTTCATCGCGGTCCTGACGTCCACACCCGGCGCCCACCATTGGCTACATCCGGAATGCCATGCCGAGCACCGGCGCCGCTGCACCGAGGCCCGCATCGCCGCGGCCGTGGTGAACATGACGCGGGTCTACGGGTGATCGGCGTGCCGCTCGTCCCTCTCCGACTTAAGCTCAAGGGCTTCAGGCGGATATGCGGCAGTGTCTTTGGAATATCCGCCTTTAGGGATGGGGTTCTGCCAAACACAGATGACGGACCCGCCCATACCTTGCCCGGTAACTGTCATGTCCGCGCCGCCGGACTTCAGCAGTACCACGTCGCCAACCTTGAAGTTCATCGCACCCACCTTCGCTTCGACCGGCCCTGGTGCCGCGTCCGATCCGTCGAGCTTCAACCGATGCGGTCGAATGGGCAAGGGGGCAGGACGCTTGCGGGGAGTGGTGCCGAGGTGCGGCGCTTCGATAATCACCGCGAGGAACGCACCTTCGTCGAGGTCGGGGAGCCGGCCACGCCATGATTGCCGCAGTTGAAACGGACCACGGCAAACTGACCACGGCACCGCGGCAGCCAGCACCTGCCGCACTCCATCCCTATGGGGAGTGCGGGTGCGGCACGGCAAAGCGCGGCAGACAAATCGACTGCGGCAAAACTCATCCCTCATGGCAAGACCATGCACGAGGCGGATAGCACCACTTCGCGGCAAGCCGGTGAGCAACGGGTCGACACCGCTCCCCAAAATCGGGGAGCGAACGAAGGCCCGGATGGTGACGCTGTGTGGCGACAGTAGGTCAGACCGAAAATCCTGGGGTCCTTCCCGGCCACCCTCCTGATGGGGGTATAGCGCCACCCCGATCCATTTCTAGTCGCCGATCAACACAAGGGGAGGTCCGCCACATGGCGACCATTTCAGAAGCCGCAAGACACATCGATCTCGACGAGCGTCGGTTCCGCGAACTTGTTGATGCCGGCACGATCACGCGAGCGCCGCGCGGCGCCTATGAGATTGACCGCGTTCGGACTGAGTACATCCGCAGCCTACGCGAGGTCGCGGCTGGCCGTGCCCGGACGGGCGATCTTGATCCGCAGCAGGAGAAGGCTCGCAAGGATAAGGAGTACGCCGATCATCTCGCCATGCGGAACGCCGTTGCTCGGGGCGATCAAGTTCTAGTAGAAGATGTCGTAAAGGCGTTGACGGACGAGCTTGCCATCATCCGGTCCCGGTTGCTTGCGATCCCCGGCAAGATCGGTGGAAGATTGATGCCGGATGATCGCCAGGCTATTGAGACAGAAATCTATGAGGCGCTGTCTGAACTGAGCAGTGTCGACAGCCCAGATCAGGTCAAAGATTACGCGACCGGGCGGAAACCTAACCAGGGGAGAATGGGTAAGTGAGCTTCGACGATCGCACGATTACCGCCGATCTGATTGCCCGCGCTCTGCGGGGAGACCAATGGGCGCTTGAACAATTCCCGCCTGGACGGCGTGCCGCGCTCATGCGGACCAGGGAGCGCATTCGTGCTGTGCCCGACATCGTCGCTGAGAAGATGGCTGCCGCCGCCACTGAAGAGGATCGCGAGGCGATATGGACCACGGCCATGGAAGCGGCGCTGGTGGAGCTTGAGCCCCGGCCTGCGGAACACAACTGACCATGCCCGCTGATCCTGTCCTCACCCGCCTTGTTGCCGAGGCCGAGCGCGCGACGGCTGCCCTCCGAGCTTATGTCGAAGGCGAAAACGGTCGACCCCGAGTCCGACCTCGTGCCGCTGAAAACCGCGGCCGACGCATGGCGGATCACGGACGGCGCGGCGTTGATGCGGGTTCGCCGCGATCCGATGCTTGGTGTAAAACGCTTCGGCCGATGGTTCGTCCGCCGCTCGGCGCTTGCCTGTTAGGTTAGGGCGGCCGTTCCGTTAGAATGTGTTAGGTTCAGCGGTAGTGACGCCACGTCCACCACGTCTTATTATACTGACAGCGGGGCACCTTTGACGGCGACACGGCCCGTCGGACAGCAGCAACCGCACCTCCGCGCCCCGCTGGGTAAGGGTTACTCAGCCATGCGGTCAAGGTGCGGGCGGTCGTGACTGTTTTGTGAGGGTTCATGGGTCTGTTGGGCAAGTTCACGATGCTGCGGGCCGAAACCTCGCCGCTCGACGTTTTCGACGCCGAGGTGGCCCGCCTGGAGGCGGCCCGCGCGGCGGCAGACGCCGAGGCGCTGCGCCTGGAGAGCCTCCGTCCGGACGTGTTGCTCACCGGATCGAACGACGAACTGCGGCAGCACGACGATGCCGCCGGCCGATGCCGCCGTGAGGTCGAACAGGCCTTGGCCCGCTTGGATGCCCTGACCCGCGAGCGCGCCACCCGCGAAAGCCTCGACTCCGAGCAGCGCGACATGGCCGAGCGCCAGGCGCTCTATCAGAACGCCATCAAGGCCCGCGCCGAGGGAAAGCGGCTCCTCGGCGAATACGAGAAGGGCGCCAAGGCCCTCGCCGCCACCTTGGAGCGCATCGCCGCAGCGAGCCAGGCCATTGGCCGGGCCAACGATTGTCTGCCCGCCGGCAAGGCTGAGGTGGATCATTTCGAGATTTTCAACGGCCGTGCCGCTGTGTCGGACGAGCCTGCGCCTATGATCCGAAAGTGGTTCACCGCGGACGGCCACGACCTCGGCACGTCCATACCGATGGGCGTGCCGGGCCTCGTCAGTCGCATGGTGAAGGGATACGGCGGCGCCACCATCCCCGGCACCGGCCGCCCGGCCGTGGCCCACGTCCCGTTGCTCTCGCGCGTCGCTCTCCCGCGGTCGGCTGACCTGTCGGACGGTTTTCATTGGCAGGGCGCCGAAACGAAGCCCAAGCCAGCCACGGCCGACGAGTTGGCCATTCTTCGCTATCACGGACTCCGAACATGAGCATCGACCCGCAGCACGCCTATCCTCGATCCGAAGTCGCGGCCGGCGCCGCGCATTTCCGCCATGTCCGCGCCGGCACGACGCCGACCCGCAAGGAACTAAAGCGCGCCATCCGCGAGGACGAGGCCGACGCCCGCGCCCGCATCGGCTCCGAGCTGGACGCGACGATCGCCGACACGCGCAACGCCCTGGCACGGGCCGCCGGGCAGTGCGGGGCCGCGGACAACCTCGCTACCCGGCACGCCGTCCAGGTCCAACTGCCGATGCAGTTCCGCGCTATGGGCCGGGTGCTGTGAGCGACGCTCCGCAGCCCGCCGCTGCACCTCCCGTGCCGGCTCCCAAGCCCGCCATCACCGGGCCGAAGCCGAGCGCGAAGCTGTCGAGCGATCCTGGCGACGCATCCCCGCACGGGCACACGGCCGAGACGTTCGAGCCCGTGCAACAGGTGATCTTCGCGTCGACCGTGGTGCTGCCGTGAGCGAGCCGCAGCGCATCCAGCCCATCACTGTCACGCTCGACATTGAGCAGCCAGAGGAGCGTGAGGCCGCGCGCTGGGCCGCCGGGCCGGAGCCAAACGTCTCATCCGACCCAGTGCCGCGCCGCCACGACGCTGCACGGGCCGCATGGTCCCGCTACGCGCGGCCGAGCTGCCCCATGCGTCGGAAGATCTGAATGCCGAACGCCGACGAACTCGCCGTCATCACCTGCAACGGCCAGACCTACCGGGACTGGAAGTCCGTCATGGTCGAGCGGGACTACGGCGCCTTTTCTTCTCTGTTCTCATTCGGCGCCGTCGAGCCCGGCGCCTTCGGCCAGGGCTGGGCCGCCATGCGGTTGAAGCCCGGTGACGCCGTGACGGTGACGCTCGCGGGGATCACTGTAATTACCGGCGCCATCACGGCGCGCTCGACAAGCATCGACGCGCAAGGCCATGAACTCGTGCTGCAGGGGCGGTCCGCGGTAGCCAACCTGGTCGACTCGTCGGTGCCGATCAAGCCAGGCACCTTTTCCGGTCAGACCTATGAGCAGGTGGCTCGCGCCCTTCTCGCGCCGCACGGGGTCGGCCTCGTCATCAAGAACCCGCCGCCGATTTTCGGAAAGCCCTTCCGATGGCTCGTGCCGCAGTATGGCGAAACCGTCCACGAGATGCTGCAGCGCTTGGCCTCGATGCGGGGCGTGTTCCACACGGACGACGCGCAAGGCAACCTCGTCGTCGGCCAGGGTGATCCGAGCGCGGCGCCGGTCGCGACCCTGCAAGAAGGCTTCAACATCAAGAGCGCGACCGTCCGGCTCATCAACGAGTCGGCATGGTCGAAATACACCGCAGTGAGTCAGACCCCCGGCGACGACAACAGCCGCCCGCCGCGCGACTATTCGGGAAGCAGCGTCGATTCGACGTTGCCGGCTGGCCGCGAGAAGATCGTGATAAGCCCTCATCCAGGCGACGATTCCGAAATGGCGGCCCACGCGAACTATTTGCGCGCAATCGACACCTGGCTTCAAGTTCAGGCCACCATCACGGTGCAGGGGTGGAAGCGGCCGGACGGCAATCTATGGAACGTGACCGAGAACGTCAGCGTCAAGGCGCCTTCACTGTTTCCAAACGCCGATGGAACGCAGACGCTCGGCATCCAGAGCGTCCGCTATACCCAGGACAGCGAGAACGGCACCCTGACGACACTTGAATGTATCCTGCCAAACGCCTTAACGACGACCCCCAACCCGCACGTCCCGACCGACGCGAACGGCAACTTCACCGACGGCCAAGCCCTCGGCACCGCCAAGCCCGACCCTTCCGACACCTCGACGTGAGAGACACAATGGACCCCAGAATAGAGCGCGCCGCACGGGCGCTGTGCGAGATGGACGGCCGCGAGACCACCGGCGAGGCGTGGGACGCTGCCATGAAGGAAGCCGAGCGCTTCCTGCGGGTGCTGGACGCCGTGACACCGAAGCCGGCGCCGGACGTGACGCACCTGCGGCGGGGACCTGCCAGGCCGCGCACGACTGTCCGCAGTTCGTACATGGACTGAGGACGGCGGCGTTCAACAGAACCCGTTCCACACCGGGCATAGCGTCCTGCTGTTGCGTTCGTACAGCACGAGATCCGTATCCTGCATGTGCCACTCGAAATCGACCTCGGCCTTCCATCGGTCACGTGCGGCGGGCATTAGGGCGTCGACCTGGACCGAATCGTCTAGCAGCGGGTCGAGCATCTCCACCCTGCGCGTGATGAAGTTCGCATAGCGGTACGTTCTGAGACCGTCGCCGTTGCTCATGATGCTCGGTCCCGGCGTAACCTTGCCGTTCGCGGTGCCGAGGCTCGATACCCCTCGACGCGCAAGGCGCATTTGATCCTTTGGAGACAGGGGTGCGGCGGCGGGCGATAGACCTTTCGCCGATCGGGCGCTGTCGCACCCGTGCCGCCCGCCGTCTATTCCGACCACCCCGCAAGGCCTGCATCACGAGCCCGGCCAGCCGGGCCGCTCTGTCGGCGGCTGGTATGAAAAGCCCTAATCTAGCGGGGCCACGGCGTCACCGTTCGTGCTGTCTGTAGAGCCAAGACGCGCGGCAGAGGTAGGGCCTGGATGAATCAAAGGAAACAGCTTTCCAGTAAGAGCGGCATAGACGATTCGCATGTTGCTGAGGTGTTGATGGGCTCCCGCGTACCTCGCTTCCAACTCTGCCACTGCGGCAATGCCTTCTGGGCTGTTGTCTGCAACTTGCACATTGTCGAGGGCATCTGATGGGCGAGCACGATCTTCTCGACCAATATCGCCGATGGGGGCCGGAGTTGGCGTCGTGACGGCGTTCGGCGCGACAGCTTCGACATGATCGTCGTTTGTCGAGACCGATGCGGTCCTGTCCAACGGGCGCGTTTCCTGGGGCGGCTCGCGGGAGGCAACCGGGATGGATCGCAGCGGAAGCACTGCGATTACAGGCGTGTCCAGAAGCATCGGCCGAGGGACCGGAAGGGGCACGCTTGCCATAACGTGCGTGGAAAGACGCCGCAGCGCAAGGGCAGGCTTCTTCGTCGGACCCTCATCACCGCTAGCTGTCATTGGAGCCTCTGACGGTAAAGGTTCGGCTTGTTTCCGTTTAGTCGAGACAGCCTTTCTGCTCAGCACCGTGGATGAGACTGGTTGATCTAGATATTTGGAGTTCGTGTCTGCTGCGGCAGGCAGCGCGACAACCGTGTCGTAATTACCCACGCGGTTCAATCGCGCTGGTTTGGGCCTGATACGGAATTCAGGCTTGGACGGTGTTGAGGATGATGCCGAAGACGTTGGCGTCGGGTCCGACGCGGGCTGTGGCGACGACGGTCCG